AACTTGAAGATGAGACTGTAGAAACATATTCACTAGCATTTCTTGTTGATTGAGTATGTGATGCAATCCCAGTATCATCTTGGAATACATCAACATACATTGAATTAGTATTGTAAGCTGCTTTGTTTTCGTTAGATGCTTGTCTTAAAGCAAGTGTAGAAATATCATTAACAATTTTATTATCATCAAAAGATGTTGCGTGTTGAGATACTGCACTAGCAGGTATTCTTGCGTCTGCTATAGAGCCAGTTAATTTAGTTGCTGATAAGTCTGCTATTCTTGCATCTGCAAATTGACCAGAAGTAATTTTACTTGCAGGAATATTTGGAATATCATCTGCTGTAAAACCACCTGTAATTATGTTTGCAAGATCTCTAGCTTTTGTCATAGGATTTTACCTATAATACTATCGTGTTAGCTTCTTCTTCAGTTAATGCTTCTCCTGCAATTAACTTTGCTTTAGCACTAGCTTTTAAAGCATCACTAGCTTCTTTATCTGCTTCTTCTTGTGCTTTAGCATCTGCTATTTCTTGTTCTTTAACAAGATTTGCAGAAACTTTTGCTTCGTCTTGAGCAATTTCTTCAGCAGTATAATTAACTACTTCAGAATTACTTGGTGTTATTATTAATTTTTTCATAATTTATTCTCCTTATTTCAATCCATAGACTGATATGTTTCCACTTGTAAATGAACCACTAGCTTGTCTATCTAAATTAAATCCTGCACTTGAATTAGTAAAAGCATCAGTTGTTTTTAACCAAGCAAAACCATCTCCACCATCTATTTGACCACCAACTTCTCTTTGTATAGAACCAAATATCATTATTGGTGTATTTGCAGCTGTATTTAAGTCTAAAGCTGAAACATACATTACTTGTGTTTTACCATAGTCTGTTGCGTAGTTATTACTTGTAGATAAAAATCCATTATCAGTCCAACCTGAGTGTTGGTTTGTACTAGCAGCACCACTATTACTCAGATAAATATGGTCTGTTAACCATGCGTAACTACTAGAAGTAATTGTACTGCCACTATTGTTAATAAAATGTATTTTAAATTTATCTTCAGCAGTCATTGCAATTCTGTTTAAACAAATTTTATAACCATTGTATGTAGTGTTATCTATCCAACCAGTTATATTAATTCCAGTAACATTAGAAGTTATGTCGTGATTAATTAATCTTACACAGTCAGAAGATACTGTTCCATATTCTGGTGCAGTTGCACCACTATTCATTTGTAATACTTGACCTGCTGTACCTTTTGGAAGTCTTTGTAGTCCACTTCCATCTCTATATAAAATGTCTCCCTGCGTAGTAAGTGTTGTGCCTACATCAGTTCCATCAGTACCATTAGTACCTGCTGAACTCATTATATTCCAGTAAGCTGTTGCGTTGCCTACTGCTTGTCCTGTACCTGCTTGAATACAAATGTATGAATTTCCATTGGCTGATACTACGTCATTTACAACATAAGCTGTTGAACCATTGTAAGCACCTTTCCAATTATATCGAATTGCTCCTAAATTTAATGTAGCCATGATTAACCTTTATTGTTTTTTTTTATAATTATCTACGCACATTATTATATCGTGCATACCAATATGGTATTTGAGATACTAAATGTCATTCCAGATGCTCCAAAAATAACATCATTAAAACCTGCAAAATCAGATTCAGATAAGTTATCTGCTCCTTCGTTAGTTGTAGTTATTATTAATTGACCATCAGAATTAGTGTGAAATCCATATACTTCTGGAGAAGAAGCTTTTTGATAAGTAAGAGCATTACCTGCATTATTAACAACAAGAGCATGTCCTGCTGTTCCAATACTTGAAGGTGTGTCTGTTAAATCATTAATTGATATATTAGCTAATTCAAATGTTCCATAAGCAACTATATCTACAACATCACCTGCTGCTAAAGCTGACGCAAATACTATTGAATTTCCAGATGTTGCTGTAACATCTGTTCCTAATATTTGCTTAACACCATTTAAAAAAATATCTAAAAACCCTGCATCATAAGCTAAAACTTTACTTGATGCTTCTGCATATCCTGTACCAGATGCACCAGATAAAGTTGTAGGTGTACCAGTAATATTATAAATAAATCTATCTGCTGTACCATTAACTGTTGAACCTGCAGCTGCCCAACCAGAAGATTTGTAAACTTTTAATTCGTTAGCTGTTGTGTCAAAATATAGATCACCAACATTTAATGAACTACTTGGTGCTGAACTTGCAATTCTATAAACATCAGCAAAATTTTGTACTGCTGCTAAATTTGAAGAAACATTTGATATTGCTGCATGAGCATTTGCTAAATTTGTTAAATTAGTAATTCCTGCAAGTGTTGCCATATTTGTTACATTAGTAGATGTACCAAGTGTAGCCATTGCACTAACATTAGATGATGTACCTAATAGCCCCATATCTGTAATTACAGCACTTGTTCCAAGTAATCCCATTGCAGTTACATTTGCAGAGGTTGCTAATATATCCATGTCAGTTATTACTGCTGAAGTACCAAGTAATCCCATATCTGTAATAACACCAGAAACACCAAGTAATCCAATTTCTGTTGCTTTACCTGCTACTGCTGTTACTGAAGAATCTATACCACCTACAATATTAACATTTGCAATATTGTTTGCTACAACTTCTATTTCAGAGGTAGTTTCATTTAAGTCATCAGCTACAGTTTCTACTTCTGAAACTGCTTCTGCTAAATCATTTGCAACTGCAACTACTTTTGCAATATCTGCTGCTACTGCATTTACTGAACCTATGTTTGTTGCTACTAAATTTATATTAGTTGCATTTGAATGAACTCCAGATACAGCTGTTGAAATACTTGAAACATTTGAAACTGCAGAGGCTATTCCTGCAATAGTTTGTATATCAGTTATATCTTGAGCAAATTCTAATCCGTTACCAGAACTGTTTACTGATAATACTTTGTTTGCTGCAAGGTTTGGAAAAGTAATATTAAAAGTATTTGCTGTTGTTGCTGCAGCTCTAGGAGAAAATTTTAAATCTCTTTCTACTTGCTGGATCATAGCAATAATTTTATCTAATTCAGTATTTAACGAGTCAATTTGAAATGCACCAGAAGTTGGAAAGTCTGTAGATCTTGCTACAGCTAAATCTCTATAAATTGTAATAACATCGTTAAGGGTAGCCCCTCCCCCTAATGTAATTAATCCACCACCAGAAACTGCTGCACCTGTTACTGAATATTGTGAAGCTGATGAAGGTGATGCATTGTATGATAATTGTGTACTACCATTAAATACTTTAATATCAGAAACAGTAAAAAATTCAAAAGGTACAGAAAAACTAGTCTGTCCAGATGTTGCAGTATATTGAACACGAGGTTCAGTATCAGAAATAGTAATAGCCATTTATTATTTTAATCCTTTTTGTATGTCGTCAAACAACCAATCAAGATACCATACATTCTGCCAAGGAATTAACCTACGCACATTTTTTGCTGTGTGATGGTTATACTTACCACCTGCAACATCATAGATAATATCAAAAATGTTATAAATTTGTCCACCAGATGGGCCAAGTATTGTTCCCATCTTCCATCGTGTTGATGAACCATAAGGTTTACCTGCACCTAGTAATGGAGAAATTCCAAATCTATTATCTGTTAAAGTTTCTATTGCTTTATTAACGTCACTATAAATTCCTGCTAAACCAGATCTATCAAAAGCATTTATTAATTTTTCTGATAAAGATAGTTTACCATAATCTCTGTTAAATCTATATTTGTGATACAAACCATCAATCATCATTCCAGATCCAAGTAACAACATAGAACCAAATAAAAAATCAGCATCACGTTCTTGCATACCTCTTAATAAAATTCTTTGAGAAGCTGCTGCTGCAAATTTTTTAAACTGAGCTATAGTTGATCCTAATTCTGTACTCATCCATAAAGCTGTGTCGCCTTTACCTGGAGTTACAATAGTAATATTAATATCTTTATTTAATGCTGCACCAAAAGCTTTTTTAGCTGCATCATCTGTCCATTCAGATGTACCTGCAATAAAGTTATGTTTTAATTTTGTACCATGAGTTTCAAATTGTACTGCTATTCTTTTAGCCATTTGTTCATCAATACCAGAACTAGCTAATGCTGTTTTCCATTTATCAGATAAACCACCTTTACCCCATTTAATAGAGTCTTCTATTATTCTAGAACCAATAGTTACTGATGCCATAGACTTAGCCATTTCAGTCCATCTTGACATAAGGTTAATATACATAAAGTTAAACTGAGAAGTTTTACCCATTGCACTTTCCATTTTGTTTACAAAACCAAACATATCTGATGGCATATCTGCAAATAACATAGCTCTTTGGTTAGTAATTAGATCAACTGCTTCCCCCCAAGATTGAGCTTCTTTTTTACCTAATTTAAAAATAGATCCACCACTTATAGAATCTGCTAACATTTCAAATTGTGTTTGAAATCCTCGTTTAATACCAGAGGTCATAACAACTCTAGCTGCGTCTGGTATTGCTGCTGCAAATCCAGTAAGCATAGTTAATGCATTATAATGTTTCATTGTTCTCATAGCTACAGAAGTCCAATGATGAGGATTAGATGGTAAACCATAAGTACCTCTTAACAATTCTACTGCTGCTTCTAGATCACCTAATACTTGATTTTTTTCTTTAACTAATGCTAATCTTTTAGCTTTGTTTTGAGTAAAACCAATTTTCATATTATATTCTGCTGCTACTTGTAACAGTCCAGGCTCAGTCATAGACTCAGCTTCAGATACATATTTGTATCCCATACCAGATGTATCTCCGTATTTTTTAGTTAATAAAATATCTGGAACTATTTGTCTGTAATATGCTTTTTGTAATGCAAAAATATCATTGCCAATCATACCTGCATCTAACAAAGCTAATTGTGCTTCTGCATCTAAATTTAAATGTCTTGCTTTACTTGCTCTTGCGTATCTTGGTCTATTAAATAAAAATCTTTCATTAGCTATTATTTCGTTTAATTCTTTAATACCACCATTTTTAACAGCATCTAATTTAACTAGCATTTTATCCCAACTTCTTTTTTCAAATCTTGTAAAAGGAAAATGACCAGATAAATCTTCTACTAGTTTATTTAACTTAGCTTCGTTCATAGTAATATTTTTACGAACTAAAAAATCTTTAATTATTTTTTTAAATAACGCAGGATTGTTATCAATAGCTGTTTTATTGTAGATAATGTTAATATAATTTTTAACACCATCTGGTGTGTTTTTTATATTAGCTAATCTATCTGTTAATTTTTTTATTTGAGCTTCTAATAATTCTACTGTCCATGTAGCTGTTTTTCCGTCTATTTTTGATTTAACAACTTTTCTTACTTGCTTAGTATCTCTAAGCATTTTTAATACACTTTCCATTGCAGCTAACTCTTGCTCTACAGGAGCTTCTCTTAATTTATATTTTTTTATTTGCTCCATTAATGGGCCATATACTTTTTCTTGTGTAATTCTTGCTGCTTCTTCTACAAACTGATTAGGATGTTTTCCTGTAATTCTAGCTCTTACAATTTCTTGAGAAAATTGTGACATAGAATAAGCTTCACTATCTAATGTATTTCTCCAATTAACACCTATTTCTGTTTTAGGTTTTGTTTGGCCAATACTTTCTAAATACTTCATATAAGCAGTTTTAATATCTTTCATGCTTTCTATTACTGCAACTTCTTCCATCTTTAATTGTACTTCTAAAGATGCACCAGTTGATTGAAAGCCCCAATCCTTTGTGTTTTTTAGTTTAAGCAAAGGAGTGTCTAGAATATCGGACATCATTTTTCTGCCATTTGTTGTTGCCGATTTCATTACTCTAAATACAGGAGTCCAAGGGCCTTCTTCTCCAAATTTAGAGAAATAACTTTTTACAAAGGCTTCCCCTTCTAATCTCTTTCCTGCTGTAGATAAATTTTTAGTATCAGTATTTACAGCAGCACCTACTCCACTAGGTGCAGTATCTACTTTATTAGGATTAACTAATACTCCGTCTTCCATTATATCATCTGCTTTATTTCTTAATTTATTAAAGAATATAGTTTGATCATGACTAAATGTTTGATCTACTAATATTTTTTTTTCGTTAATTAATTTATTTATTTGAACAGGTGATTTTTCATCAAATATTTTGCTGCCACCTTGACTTACACCTATTTTAACATCAACACCATCATGTCCTTTTTTTAGAGCTATATCTTTAGCTTCATTATAAATAGGCATTACTATTGTTTTTCTAAAATTATCTATGTCATTTTGAAAAGGTCTAGACATATAAAAGTTTGAAAATTTATAATTATAACCAAATACTTTAGTTGCTTCTTTATCTATAATTTTAAAAGCCATTTCTGGATCTATCTCTTTAGCTCTTAATTCTTTGTATCTATTTCTCACCCATTCACTAACTTTAACATAATCATAATTAGAATATTTTTTTCCTGTTGTTTCAAAAAATTTTATAAGATCTCCATCGTTTTTAATAATTATAGGATTAGATAAAGTTTGATTTACAGTTTCAACATTTTTACCATACATTCCTGCAATATCTTTTGATGTTGTAGTAAATGTTGCATCTTCAAATATATTACCAGATGCAATATTAATTTTTCCTTCACCACCAGTTCCTCTATATAAAGTTTGTTTTAATACTCCATCTTCATATATTTTACTTGATCCATCTAATTCTTTAATAACCATTTTTTTAGAATTTTTATTTACAGGTGGTATCCAATCATCAGCTAATTTAACTGATTTTTGTATAACGTGTTCTGGTACTGGTGTAGTAAATTTATTAATTACTGCAGGTATAACAAACGATGCTAATCCAACAATAGGTACAAAACTATCATCTCTTAATGGATCTAGGTTTTGTTTTATTATTTCTTCTGTTGTTGCTGCCGTACCGAAAACTTTTGCACTTCTAGCAGCTTTACTAAATAATAAATAAGATGATGGATCTGCAATAGCTCCTGTTATTCTACCCAAAAAATAATAAGGAGATTCTTTTTCTATAGATGCATTATGTTTAAGTTGAGCAAGTATATCAGTTGTTTCTTGTGCATTTCTGCTAAACATAAACTGATCTTTTATTTGTTCATAACCTTCTAATTGAGGATCATTAACATAAGAATAGTTAGCATCGCCTTTATATTTTTGTCCATTAACAATTTCATCGTATGCCATGTACAATAAATTTTCTTCTTTAAAACCATCCCATAAATCTGTAGCTGCTTGAGTAACACTTGGACTATAAACTTTTTGTTGATCTAATGCTTTTTTTTGAGCATCTTCATATGTATATGGTACTGCTTGAGAATAAGTAATACCCATTTAATTTTTGCCCCATTTACCTGCAAATGTTTCGTATGCTTCTGAAACCCCTTCATTAATATATATATCAATCATTAAATTACCTGCAGGATAATATGTATCAAATGCAGAAGTTTCTCCTGGAGCTACACTAGTATTCATTTTAGACTTAATCATAAATTTAATAATTTTTGAAATTTGATTAGTGTCTTGAAAATTAACTAAACTTTCTGGTAATATGTCTGTATTTTTTAAAGCATTTAAATATAAATTTTTATCTTTTGCATTAAAACTAGAAAGTAATTCTTCTATTGTTGGTGTGTCATTTAAAACTTTTTTATTACCAGGAACAATAGTTGACATACTAATCATTTTCATAACTGATGCTTTAACACTATCTTTAGGATGACCAAATACAGCTGTATTATTTTCTGCTACAAGATTTAAAGAATTATCATTTTCTGTTTTTTCTAAACCTAATAAATTATTAGTTCTTTGTGTTAATGGTAAAGATGTATTGTTATGATTTTTAATTGCATAATGTCCAAACATCATACCATTTTGATAACTAGTATGAGGTTGTTTATGTGGTGGATAGATAGATTCTAAAGCTTTTGATTTATCGTTTAATATTGTAGATGAATTTATTTCATCAGAGTATGTTTTTAAATCTGCATTTTTTTTATTGTTAATTGCAATTTCATTCATTCTTTCATCAAGATCTGGAACATCTTTTCCTAATAAATTAAATAACATTTTAAATGGTTTAACTTCGTTTGGTACATCATCAAATAATGGTACATCCATCATCCAAGACCAATTAGCTAAACTAATTAAACCTTTTTCTCCAGCATCTGCAAACTTATGCATTAAGTATTTAGATGAACTATCTGTAGGTTTAAACTCACCTAAAATTTTATCCATTGTACTAATGTTTTCTTTAGCCAATACTTTTAATAAATTATCTTTAGTAGATGGTGCATCT